ACCCTTCGCCGTCTAGACGGTGGGAATAGACCACAAAAATTTTGATCGATCGAAAACGGCTACATATTTTTAATTACTTTATTACTTACTAATGGCTAATGTCAATCAGGTAAGTCTGGGTAGGGCTAATAACCCCGGTGCAAACCCCGCACTTACCGCTGCTAATAACCGTGATCTTTACTTGGATCTTTTTTCAGGTGAAGTTTTCAAAGGTTTTCAATACAACTCTATCGCTCGTGACCTTGTCATGAAGCGTACCCTGCAGAACGGCAAGTCTCTGCAGTTCATCTACACGGGTCGCACCAAGGCGGAGTACCACACCCCTGGCACCCCGATCCTGGGCAACGCCGACAAGGCTCCTCCGGTGGCAGAGAAGACGATCACGGTCGATGACCTGCTGATCAGCTCCGCCTTCCTGTATGAGCTGGATGAAACCCTTGCTCACTACGAGCTGCGTGGCGAGATCTCCCGTAAGATCGGCTACGCTCTGGCTGAAACCTATGACCGTAAGATCTTCCGTAGCATCACCCGTGGTGCACGTCAGGTCTCTCCGATCACCGCTACTGGCTACAAAGAGCCTGGTGGTACTCAGATCCGTCTCGGTACTGCTACCGACAGCTCTGACGCTACCAACCCTACCTCTCTGATTGCAGGCTTCTATGACGCTGCTGCTGCTCTCGACGAAAAGGGTGTCAGCTCTGACGGGCGTGTCGCGGTCATCAACCCACGACAATACTATGAATTGATCCAAGCTGTTGGTTCCAACGGCCTGGTGAACCGTGACGTCCAGGGTACTGCCCTGCAGTCCGGTCAAGGTATCATCGAAATCGCTGGTATCAAGATCTACAAGTCCATGAACATTCCGTTCCTGGGCAAGTTTGGCACCAACTCCAACCTGCCTTTGGCTGGTGACTTCGTCGGCGAAACCATGCCTGCTGACGGTGTTGTGACTGGTGACAACTATGGCTCCCGTAACAACTACGGTGGTCAAGTCTTCGGCAAGTCTTGCGGATTGATCTTCCAGAAGGAAGCCGCAGGTGTTGTGGAAGCTATCGGACCTCAAGTCCAGGTGACCAGTAACGACGTGTCTGTGATGTATCAGGGCGACCTGATCGTCGGACGCCTCGCTATGGGCGCTGACTACCTGAACCCCGCAGCCGCTGTGGAGTTCGTGTGTGACGTTGCTCCTACCGTTACCTCTGGCGCTGTGGCTACCTCTGGTGCCGCTGCATTCTGATTCTTATTTGGGGACTCTTCGGAGTCCCTTTTTTTTATTTATATGACTACTCCCTCTACGACAACACTCGATACCGAACTATCCGCAGTTAACTCAATCCTGGGGAGTATCGGTCAGTCTCCAGTTACCTCACTTGATTTTACAAACCCAGAGATTTCTTTTATCTACAATCTTCTTACTGAAGTAAATATAGATGTACAAAACGAAGGTTGGGAGTTTAACACTGAACTGCATGTAAAGTTTTCTCCTGATACTAACAAGCATATTGTAGTACCACCTAACGTACTACGTTATGACATTCATGACAATCAAAATGATCGCAGACTCAATGTGGTCACACGTAGCGGTAGACTGTACGACAAAGTAGAACACACAGATGAATTTGAAAATGACGTAGTGCTTGACGTTGTAACGCTGTATGCGTTTGAAGATCTTCCGCCTGTCTTCCGTCGTTACGTCATCTACCGTGCTGCAGGACGTGCAGCTACACAACTGGTTGCTAACCCTGAGCTAGTCCAGTTGCTTGGTACTCAGGAAGCACAAGCTCGTGCTGCCTGTCTTGAATACGAATGTGAACAAGGCGACCATAACTTTATGGGCTGGCCTGATGGCACAACTTACAGAGCATATCAACCTCATCACGCACTTAGGCGCTCATGACAAGCATTACACAAACTATCCCTAGTTTTACTGGAGGTATCTCACAACAACCTGATGAGCTGGTACTACCAGGGCAGGTGAAAGATCTGGTTAACGGTGTACCTGACATCACGGATGGTTTGGTAAAGCGTCCTGGCAGTAGGTTTATTAACTCCCTGTCTGGTGCTGCTACTGGTACTTGGTTTAGTTACTACCGTGACGAAAGCGAAGGTGCTTATATTGGTCAGATTCAAAGAGATGGAACAGTAAAGATTTGGGATACAGCAGGCAATCCAGTAAGTGTCAGTGGAAGTGCTAGTTCATATCTGACACACAGCAATGACGAAGACATCAAGTTCTTGACTATTGCTGACACTACTTTTGTCACCAACGTAACAAAGGAAGTCAAGCGTACCTCAGCCAACTCTCAGAATCGTGGTGAGTTAATCTATGGCAGTGGTAATAATAATGTTAATAGGTATCAAACATTTGTTGAGCTTCGACAACTTGCTCATGGTCGTGAGTATAGTTTTTCTGTAGCCTCATCATCTGATAGTGAAGTCAACATTTCAACAGGTGCTAGCCCTGGAAGTAGTAATGATAATCAAGGACGTGTTACTTCTATCCATGTAGAATTACCTCAAGGTGGTAGCACTCCTAGTGGTTATCAAGAAATTAACCGCAATGACGGTGATGATCAAGGGATTAACCCTAATTGCCAACACCAAGGTACAGAGATATTTACAGTCAACAGCGGTACTGGCAAGAACCTAGTGTTCCGGTTGACAGCCACCTGTCAAGTAGTTGTACGTGAGGATAAAGGTCATAGTTCAGTCACTGGTGATGACTACGTTGGTATTTACAACGTAACTGCTGAACTATTGAATGGTGGATACGGTTGGAATGAACACCCAGATCCTGACGCTTCTAATGCTTCTAGCAACGACAACCCAAGCAATAAAGTAACTGTTCGATTAAGGGGTGTTGACTATAATGTACGTGTCAAGTCTATTCAAAAGATCTACGCAAAACGACAGTTCGGGTTTTTTAGACCAGAACCATCTTCGTTTGATGCCAATGTAGAGGTCTCTGCCGATAGCATTCTTTCGCAAGTAACAAAAGGTGCGCTTACCAATGCTGGTCAAATTAACTTAAATATCGTTGAACGTGTTGGTAACGGTTTTTTTCTTGCACATGATCAAGAGTTTACTGTAGAAACTACTAACCCTGACCTTTGGCGTATTACAACTACAAAGGTAAATGACGCTTCAGAATTACCAAGACAATGCAAGCACAATATGCTTGTCAAAGTTGTCAGCAGTGCAGACTCTGTAGATGATGATTTTTATTTAATCTTCAAAGGAAACAACAACGTAGACGGTCCTGGTAGCTGGGAAGAAACTATTGGACCTTCTGTTCCTACGACGATTGATGCGAGCACTATGCCTCACATTATTCAACGTCAATCGGGTGGCAGCTTTACTGTAGGAACATATACATGGGACACACGTCAAGTAGGTGATCACAACACAAACCCATTCCCATCTTTTATGTCTGAAGCTCAGATTGCTAGCCACACGGGAACAGGTAAGAAAATTAGCCAAACATTTTTCCACAGAAACCGTCTTGGATTTCTATGTGAAGACAACGTCATTCTGAGTAGAGCTGGTGAGCCAGGTAATTTCTTTCAAGAATCTGCTTTGGTTATTGGTGCATCAGATCCTATTGATATACAGGCAAGTTCTACACAACCCACGCAGCTTAAATCTGCTATTGAAACAAACACTGGTCTTGTAGTTTTTGCAGAGACTCAGCAGTTCTTGCTTCACACTGACAGTGATTCGCTGACACCTGAAACAGGTAAGATTTCTAATATCTCTACCTATAGATACAGCCCCAAGACTGAGCCTATCTCCCTAGGTACAACCCTTGGCTTTATTGACAGTGCTGGCGTGAATGGTCGTTTCTTTGAGGTGTTTGATATTCGCCGTGAAGGTGAACCAAACATGGTTGAGCAGACCAAAGTTGCACCTAAGTTGTTGCCGCATGATCTAAATATCATGACCAACAGTAGAG